CGTCTTTTGTTCTAGTGCTGTTATATTGATAATGCTCTGGCATGATAGGGCAACCACCCCAACATGTTTCGTTGACAAGCATTGAGAGCATAACAGGTTTGTTTATAAATGCACAATAATCTTTTGCTTTTTGTATACGAACTAACTGATCACGATCTCTCATGAGATCACGGTCTAAATTTATATAATTAAATCCTGCTTCTGCTAGTGATACTATTTCATTTGGTCTTGTTACTTCTCTAAGTATAGTGTTCTTGATGAATAATTCTGGAAAGGCAGATTGTATTTGTCCTGTAGATACCCATGTTGTGTGTGGTAAAGTAACTACTCTGATTCCCATATCATATATGGGTGCAAAGTTTTCTATCCACAAATCTAAATTCTTTTGATCAGGTCTAACCCATATGTTATTAAATGTCGCTGATAAGGGTATGTCAGATTTGTTTGAAATATAACATGCAGCATCAACCAATGCTTGATCCGCAGTAAAACAATCCCCCATAGCGTCCTGATTGAACGGAGGGATTCTACATGTAAAATATAGATCTAGTATATACTCTCGATGCTCTTTAAGAAATGGAAGGAATGTATTAGTTACAAACTCTTCACTCAGTTTCGGGTTTATCGGTAGACTGAAGACTTTTTTGTTCACTACTGGATCCTGTCAATTTGTTGAATAAGTCAAGGTTGAGATTTTTCTCAATCCCATCGAATGTTGGGAACCTTGCTTCGGTTCCATCTCCTAGTAATTTATCTATATGAGGTTTTAATTCATTTTGAATTTTAGATATACCTGTGTTTAATAGACCTGCATATTGCATAGCAATATTGACTGCATATATCTGATCCTCTTCTCGCATCATAGCGATAGAATCCATATTACCAATACCTATTCTACCATTGGCATATATGTCAATAGCTGCTTGCTTACCCATTCTAGCAATCCAATATTTCCTTTCATCTTCTTCAGTGTAATTAGCAACTTCCGCTAACTCCTCTATATTTGCAAAGTTCTTATTAATATATTCCATGAAAGGTTCTAGTTCATGGTCATACTGTCTAATATTGACCTTGAACTTACCTAAGTCTAATTCATATTCATCTATATCAATTTGAATTAGTTGCCTTTCAAATTCATCTTCTTCTTTTTCTAACCTTGCTTTTAATTGATTTATCTTAATTTCTTTTCTCTGATGATCCATCCAGAGTTTCTTTCTCTCATGACTCCTAGTTTCAACTTCAACTAAAACTTGTCTTAGTTGACGAAAATCAGTTACATTAGAGTTGATGACGAAGTTCTTAATTTGCTCATGCGTCATTCCATAATGCATCGAGTTCTCTACCCAGTCCTCGACTTGCTCAGGTGTCATTCCACCCTTCATAATTTTTGACATAGTATAATTAAATTATAAATGTAAACCAGCTTCTACGGTGTCTGTTGTTAGTGCTCCCTCTTCTTCATGGACTTGTCCAAGTTCAAGCATTTGATCATTAGGCATAGGTATACCCATGTATTTCTGCCAAAGAAGGTTTAGTTCTTTTATTGTAGCACAGTTTTTAAATTCTGTCTTCACCTTAAGCATTTCTGCATTAAGTAGAATAACTTTATCTTTAAATGCTGTTTGATTTGCTAGAACAGAAGCAGCAACGTCTGCAACTTTTTCACCTTTTGCAGCTGCTATACTATCTAGCACAGGAGTTTCCCCCTCTAGATTGTTGGATTCCCGTACCTGTGCATCCCATAAGAATTGCTCAAGTTTGGATACTTCACACTTCAATGATAAGAATTTACGATCATATTGATCTTCAATAATTAATTTTGCCGACAATTTCATAAATGCAATTGCAGCATCAATTCTTTCTTGAGGTAATGTAATCACTACCTTTCCTTTATTGATTAGAGGATCAGGCATTTCAATTCCATCTTCCTCATCCATTATACTTTCAGATGATAGTGGATCTTCAGATGTAATTTTAACTTCGGTACGAGTTTCACCAAAATGTTTGGTTCCCCATCTACCCATCTCTTCAGTAATCTCTTCAAAAGAACGAGGTAGAGTATAGAGATCTCTTGCCCATTGTTCCTCTATTGAGAATACACAGATGCCATACATGTTCCAGATTATATTGGACGTACTAATCCAGTCAATCTCATCGCATCTTCTGCCTATGTAATACTTTAGTTTCACTGTTTCTGACATTGTTACATTCCTGTGTATCCGTACATGAGAACACCATACTCTCCACCAGCAGCAGATGCCCTTCCACTTGTTCCTAGACTATCCATTCTAGAATCTCTTTGGAAACTATGACTTGCATAAGTGAATAAGTAACCATTATTATTCTGGTTTCCATCATATTGTCCTACAATGAAACCATACTCATTACCAGTGAACATTGTTTCCTCACCAGTTGTTATACCATTCTTACTTACACTTGCTCTACGTCCACCATTATAAGAGTCTCTTACATGCCAATCACTAGAGGTACGATAACCACCACCAGTATTCCAGTACATAAAACCATTTCTACTAGAAAGTGTTTTGTTAGTACCATCAGTACCAGGATTGTCTGTCCAAGAATGGAATACTTCAGTTGAGAAATTGAATGATTGTCCAGAACCTTGTTTGATCCATCCTACTGTAGCACCTTGTCCACCTGCAGGGTTGTTCTGGTCACCGTTAGGGTGAGTTGTACTTTGGTTACTTGCTGCAGTTGATAGATTATATTTTGTTATCTGTGAACTGTTACCTCCATGTACAAAAGCATATGTGAAATCTTTTTTCAAACATGTACATCTGTTTCTGTTGGAAGACATTGCTGTTGCCAATCCAGTGTTTGTCTCAGTTACCATGCTAATTGAAGAAACATAGTTACAAGTTCCGTTCCAACTATCACAAGTAGCAAATACGTAATTCTTAAATGAAGTATTCTGTGCACAGTCAAGATATGCTCCAGAGTATGTTAGTAAGTCTCCTAGGTTTGAGTTTGTGTAGGTAGACATTACAAGTCTATTAACATTCTTCCAAGAGTTTCCTCCTCTATATCCTGCACAAGCAAAACCTCTGGTAATGTCAAAACCTGCTTTATACATGGCTTGACTACCACCACCAGCAGTACCTTCACCGCTTGAATCCCAATAAGCAACACCTGTGCTACCACCAGATCTTAAAGTGTAACCTAGGTTGTTTACATTCTGTTCTGGTAGGGTTACGAATGGTTGTCCATTTTGTAGTAAGTTTCCAGTAAAATCTATATTACCAGTTACATTAACATTTCCACTAAAAGTAGCACCACCAGTAGGAAATGAGACAGCTCCCGACTGTGCTAAATTTGTAACTTCATCAACTTTAATTCTAGATGCCATTGTTCCTCAATTACATTTTAATCCAGATGTTAGATTCCATGGACGTATCACGTTCTGGATCTCTAAATGGGAAGTACCTTTGCTCGGATCCTCCGTCAACGTCAGCGTTCCAGATACCTTTAATAGGTAATGGGAATGCACTACTACCGCCAGGTCTGACGTACTTGAAGAAGAATTTTGTATTCCTCCAGTTACTATCGTTCCTGTCAGTATCGTCAGTGTTTCTGCTAGTTGGATTATTATAAGGACCGTTTATGCTGCTAGTATTGTGTGACATACCAGGTACTCTAGTATAATCTTTACCAACAATATTTCTACTACCGTTCCATCTAGTATAGTTAACTCCGTCTAAACCTTTTGATTCCATGTAACCAGAACCATATGTCCAACCAACAGATCCATAACCCCAAGATTCAAAGTACTGTCTAACCTCACTAGAGTTATTCATCAATGCTATTAACCAAGCATCAGAAACATCATATGCAAAATCACCAGAATATGCTGTAGAACTTTGGTTTGCTGGATTACTTAAACCACCTTGACCTCTCCAAGCATCACTTCTTGAGTAGTAACTTTGAGCATATCTGACTCTAATCCAAGGACCTGCATCAGATATACCAGATGCACTACCACTAAAGTCAACGTAAACTTGTTCAGCAGATCCACTATAACCATTTGGTTTGATCCAATATAATCCGTTTGTAGATATACCTGCGTTGGCAAGTTCTGTAGTGCTTTGTGCAGGTGCAGTAGATGATAATCCAAGACCACCACCAACAGTCAACCATTGAGATCCACTCCAGACTTGAACAGCAAGTGTATCACTAATAAAAATTAATTCACCAACAACTTGATTAGAACTTGGTCTTTGTGCCAAAGTATATGTTGGCAGAGTAAATTTAGCACCAGCACCAATTGATAGTCTATGTCCTATAGGAACTTCTACCGTATTAGCATACGTACTGATGCCTTGTAAATTATGTACTGATAAACTACTCATCTTTTACACTACACTCCATGATCCACCATTATTTATAGTGATTGTAGTACCGTTACTTATTTCAAGTGGTCCTGCAGACATACAGTTATCACCATTGTTTACACTGATGTTTTCTGCAATAGTATTTCTATTACGTTTCATAACACCATATGTATCAATCCATTGTTTGTCACCTGATGCTCTTAGAACTGTGCTCTTCTGTCCAGAAGATAATCCTTCAGATGCATTAAGGTTAATACCATTCAACTGGTTAACTTGTAAACCATATGTTGATTGTACTGTGTCATTGCCTGAGTAGAATGTCCAACAACCATTATCATTAAGTGAACCAATACCATTATTACCATCACTTCTAAAGTAGTAATCAGCACCAGTTCTAAAGTATGTACTGCTGTTGTTAGCAAAGTAGAATCTTGGTTGACCCTCAGAACTATTGTTCCAAGTGTTAACAAGTGCTCTCAAGTATGGAAGGTTATTAGCACTGTATCCTTGTAGTTGTGCTGCGTTTAGATTAGGAACCTCAGTTGTAGATGTAACCGCAAGAGGAGCAGTACCAGTTGCAACTGTTGATATTAATCTTCCATCAGTCTCAATGTTACCACCGACGTTCAATCTAGAACCATTGCCAGTAGAACCTGCCTTGCTAATAAACCATCTACCTGTAGTTTGATAGATTGCTAAGTTACAAGATCCAGTAGAACCTTGAGATGATATGTAACTAACATCGCCAGGTGTTGCGAATCCTTTAACACAGAACCATGATGAGTTAGCATCATCAGCACCGATTATCCATCCACTATCATTAGCGATGTCATCAAAGATCATATGTGGAGAACCACCATCGGTTCCAAACATTATACGACCATCATTAGTTCCACCTGTTGTGAACTCTGCCCATAAGTTAAGTGCAGATCCATCTCTCTTAATCTCTAGTGGTGCACCAGGATTACTCTCTCCAATACCGATGTAACCGCTACGGAAGTAAACGTTATTGTAAGATAGGTGTGTACCATTATAACCAAAGGCATTGGTGTCATTACCAAATTTAATGTAACCAACAGTACCACTGTTTCTACCCTTAAGTGAAAGAGTGTTAGTTGTTGATTTACCTAAGTCAATACCAGAACTACCACCAAGTTGTAATATGGAAGTACCAGTATTATTATATGTACCTTGATCTGCAGTTAAGTCATTAACTGTTAAGTTTCCAGATCCATCTCTACGTGCAATTGTATTATTACCTGCTGCAGTTGACTGAGTGAATCCATCTAAGTAATGAGCGTCTAGCTGAGATGAACTACCATCGTTTCCTGCGTGCCACATGGTGTTACCGTTGACGGTAATATCACCAGTGTTGATTCTGATAGTACCATTTCCATCATTAGTATTACCACCAGAAACAATAAACTGTACATCATAGTTTGGTGCTTGTCCAGATGATCTAAAGTCTACTGTTGGAGTTGTAGATGTAGCTGCCTTACCAAGTTGTAATTTAGCACCTGCAGCAGAATCACGTAATCCAATCACTGTGGATGAACCACTAGAGATCAAGTTAGATGATGTTACAGTCCACTTAGTACCTGGGTTAGGACCAAAGACGTAAATGTTAGCGTTAGTATTGGCACC